ATTGCCATACTGCACTCTCCTTACGCTTTCACAGATGCTGCGGATGCCTTACCACTCTGTACAGCGGCAGCCAGATTTGGCATATATACCGCCTTGTACCAGTTCTCATAAACCTCAGCATCCGTTTTCTCACAGGTTTTAGTTTTTACCAAACCACTGTTTAACGCCGTTGCGGTCAAAGACAGCGTTTCTGTTTTAACTTCCTTTTCGTCCTCAATGGTGCTGGATTCTGTTGCCGGACGAGAGGCAGAGCAGCAGAACAGACAGTGTCGAATTTTATTCTTATCGCCGCTGAATTCAAACAGCAGGGCAAACTGCGATACTTCTGCAGTATTGGTTTCCGTGAGAACGCCCTTTTCATCCAGTTTCTCACCGAGAATGTCTGTCGCAAACTCAAGCGGAACCAATGCGATTTCAAGATCGCCGGTGTAACCAGAGTTATTGTTGATCACATAGTACACACCATCGTCAGCGTAAAAATTGGATGCTTCACCTTCTGCATCGATAGACAGCGACACTGCACCGGGAATGCGAACTGGCTTTGCAAAAGTCGGTACACCTTCTTCATCATAAGAAGTGATTTTTGCATAGTGAACTTTGTTCAGACCGAATTTTACCTTGTTTTTCTCCATTGCCATATAGATCAAACCTCCATCTCATAGAGTACTTCATACAATTCTTCCGAATCAATGAATGTTTCTGTTTTTGTATAATAAATCTCGTGCTGGGAAAGCACTGACTCCACCTGTTCTTCCAATTCCGGCTGCTTTTTGTCTGTGTACAATTCAATGTCCAGCTGTTTGCAACTGAAATATGCCAAATTATCCGCAGAAAACGTATTCTCTCCGGGAGATAAGAACAGCAGAAAAGGCGGTGCAGGACTCTCGCCTTCGGCAAAATGATGATAGGCGAAAGGCAGTCCCATTTCCTCCATCATTTCTGCGATTTGTTCGTAGGTCATGACAACGCCTCCTCGATTAAATGCTCCAGCAACTGTACACCGTTTTCTTCCGCAGGAGCAATATGCGGTTTGCCGGATACCCGACCACCGCCACGCTTGGCATGCCCCTTTTCCAGAAGATGTGCCAGTTGATATCTGTTTTTAGAATGTACTGTCATCTCCAAAGAGTGACTGTTTTCGCCAGTCTTTTTCGTTGCCCAGCTTTTTGCATATTTTCCGGTGTCCTTCGGAGCATTGGCGGAAATCTCGTTTTTCACTTGCGTGGCGGTTTTCCGGACAGCCTTTTTCATGGCAGTATCTGCAAGGTCTGCATATTCCTGCAAGCCCTGCATGATTTCTTCTGCAAGATCGTCAATACTGGTCATTTTGCCCTGCCTTTCTGGCTTCTGCAGCAAGTTTCAGATAATCCTTGTGCAGATAATCCGGTGTAACACTGGTGATGTTGTATGTGACATCCCGAAACAAGATTCGGTTGCCTGTTACAGACGGCATCCAGTGCTGACTTTGCCGAATGAGGAATTCCAGTGTCTGTGTTTCTTTGGTCACACCAGCGTCCGTATGCTCCGAAGAAGCTTTCAAAGTCACTTTTGCCCAGCAGGAAAAGGCTTCGTCCCACACAGCGGTGTGATTGCCGATTTCATCTGTAACAACACGATTCTCCAGAAAGATGATTCTCTGATTCAGTGTTCCAATTTCCATCAAATCACATCCTCTCGCTGTGCAAACAGCATGGCACGAAGCGTTAATGTCAGCTTGGAAAAGTCTGCAGTATTGCGGTTTTCATAGAGATAAGAAACCGTGTAGAGCATTGCTGTTCGTACCACATCTTCGTTTTCTGAAAAGCGTTCCTCGTCCATTCTTCCCACATCCATTACCAGCTGTTTTGCAGTTGAAATAAGGGAGAGAAGCAATGTATCATCATCTTCAAAATCAATCCGCAGATATTGCTTGACTTCCTGTAAAGTTACCACCCACTCCAACCCCTTTCTCTGATTACGCTTTCATGCCAAGTGTCTTTACGGCTTCGGTCAGAATCAGTCTGCCATCGACACGCTGAGATGCGAGGAATCCAACCTGACCATTCATTGCAAATACTTCATTCAGTCGCTTAAAGGAACGTCCCTGACGATCGCCGATCCAATAATAGCTGAAATCGCCGAAAGCAAGGCACTTTGCACCAGCCTTGATTTCCGGCACATAGCTGGAAGTGTAGTACGGACGATTGAGAATGGTATCCGGTACGCCAGCCTGTACAGACGGATTCCAGATGTAATTGCCAGTGCTGTCTTTCAGCTTACGAAGTGCCTTTACTGTGGAATCGTTCAGTACCCATACAGCTTTCTTACGATACGGGCTTCTCAGAGAATAGAACAGTTCCAGAACATCATCAAAAGTGATATTTGCAGTACTGGTAGTTGCTCCGCTTTCTGCACCGCCCGTTGCAGCGAAGATACCGGTCGGCTTGCCCTTGCCGTCACCAACGAAGAATGCTTCCTCTTCCTTTGCACCGATTCTTCTTGCAAATTCCTTTGCAATGTAAGACGGCAGGTCAAAAGCAGCATCATTCAGCAGTTCCTCAGAGATCTTAATTGCCGTACCGACCTTGTATGCACCGAGGGAAGCCTGTCCAAAGGTATCATCCGACAGCTTATATGCGTCCTCCTCATCCATCCAAGCAGCTTCGCCCTTAGAAGTAACGATGGGAATCTTTCGATCACCAGAGGAAGTTTTGATGACGGTTGCCAGCTGCCGGAAAATGTTTTCTTCGGTCAGGGCTTCCACCAGCTTCCGTTCGTGAGGTAGCAGTGTGCCGCCTTATCATCTTTCGATGACAGGTTTGCACAAAGCCCCTCCCAAACCGTGCTTACACCTCTCGATGTACACGGCTTTCCATTCATTATTGACATGTCATTTATTTTGTTCCCTGTGAATCTTTTTGAAGCATTTCGGGCAAACAATCAACGTTTTACGTCTCATGTGAAGCATTTTCTTGCCCCATTCCGTAGTGCTTTTCAGATTCTTCATTTTACCTGCATGATAAATACAGCAGGAATCACTATTATCACCACACAGCTCACATACCCCTGCGCTTAACCGCACATATTGTGACAGCTTTTTCGGGTCAAAGGATTTGTATTGCCATGGGTCTTTATCGGACATCAACTTACCAGCTTTGCAGTCAGCTAACGAGACAAGCTTTGCATATTTGATACCGCCTTTAACTTCGTGGGGAATAGCCCATTTGCCATCATGACGATATTTTTGGATGATTTTTCTCGTTGTGCTGTTGCTTTTGCTTGCAAGCGTCTTTAGACAGCTATATTCCATAAGATAACGGAAATAATTCAGCTTATCATAATTCGCTGCTAAGCAGTAATAATTGCAAATGCCACGGATTTGTGCATTATACCTGTTCACAATATCCACTTCCGAAAGATGTCTTAATCTTGGAACGCAAACCGCCCAGATTTCTCCGTTTGGTTTTTGTCCTATGATGTCGTTTTTGAACAGGAACTGCATGATCTTATCTTCGAGAGGTACAGTTAATTCTACAGAGTTATTCAGCGTTCTTTGTTTAACACCGTTTGCCTTTTTCTTTATCTTCTGGCTTCGGCGTACCGCAACGTCATAACCAAGGAAACGTACTCGTTCAGCACTGTGTGTGATCTTTGTTTTCTCAGCACTCAACTCTAAATGGTACTGCGTTGATAGAAATTCTCTCAGAATCTCTTTAATTTCTTCACAGTCTTCTCTGCTTCCGCTGATTCCAATTAGAAAATCATCAGCATATCGGCAGTATACAAGCTTTTTATCGTCGGACATTCTTGCGGGCGTTTTCAATTTTTGATTGCACACCGCTTTATATTCCTTGATTGCAAGCTCACGTTCCTCACCTTTTACCCTGTCAATCTTCTTTTGAAGTGTCTGCCTTCTTTTCGCTAAATGAAGATATTCCGGTGTCTGGTGTCGTGTAGACTGCTTATCGAACTTTTCCTTGAGTTTCATGACTTTCCGGTCAAGCTCATGCAGGTATATATTTGCCAGAATAGGGGAAATGATTCCGCCCTGTGGTGTACCGGAGATTGTGGTATGATATTGAAAATCTTCCACATAACCTGCTTTCAGGAAAGCTCTGATAATATTGATAAATCTGCTGTCCTTGATTTTGACTTCTAACGTTTTAATAAGCACTGCGTGGTCTATATTGTCAAAGCAACCCTTGATGTCGCCTTCTATGAACCATTTTACAGAACGAAAATTTGTCTTTATCTGGTCGAGAGCTGTATGACAACTTCTCTCCGGTCTGAAACCATGTGACTGGTCATAAAATAACGGTTCATAGATTGCTTCCAGAAACATTCTAACCGCCTCTTGCAGAAGTTTATCTCGAAATGACGGAATACCCAGTGGGCGCATTTTTCCGTTCTGTTTCTTGATATATTCTCTGCGCACAGGCTTCGGTTTGTACTTTCCTGACCTCAATTCTTCAATCAGTTCATGCACATATTCAGCACTAAAACCGTCAGCAGTGTCGTTGTCACTTCCGGGAGTCATTGCTCCACTGTTTGCATATAATTTCTGGTAAGCTGCAAAATAAATGTCCTCTCTCAGAAGGTAGCGAAAGAGTCTTGTAAAGACTCCGTCGTGATGTTCCGAGGAACTTTTATTGACACGCTCCAAAATCTCCGATGTTGGATTCATGAGGATTCTCCTCCCTTTCATCTTCTTACTTTGGAATTAACAAACTGCTTCCCTTCGCCATGTAGTGGGCGTTATCCACCTCGGACTACTACGGAAGCTCCGTTGCCATATGGAATATTCAGTCTCGAATAGACATAGCCTTTCGGCATTTCCACTTAGGCAATCCCTGTTTAACGATGCTTATAGGCAAGTGATAACTGTCGGATATCATTTCGGTTTATCTCACGTGTTCTCACGCTTGCTTCATGACCTATAGCAGACACCATAACGAATTCAATATTATGGTGGGGTCATGAGAGTGGTTTCAGGATAATTTCCACACCCTCCCACGAAAAAGGAGCTAACCTTTGCTTTGGCAATCCAGCCTTATCCTTATGTTATCTTGTCATTGCAGGTACTACTCGCCTCATATCCTTTTGACGTTTCCTGCGTTTCTGCCGTGCTGTGTTCCCGTGTCCAGTTTCCTGTCATCGGTTAGGCAGATTGACAACCGCTCTGCTGTGCGGTGTAGAGCCTAATCTACTGTAAACATCGCCTTTTACAGGCGCACAAACTCATCTGGAACAAGATAGCCACCCTCTGCGTCTGTGCCAATGTGCAAATCGTCATGGACATCGATCCAGTTACGATTTCTGATGCTGTTCCAGAATGCTGTCTTGTAAGTATCGCTTGCCGTACCTGCCTTTTTCGTTACGTCCGGTGTGGCAGGCTTGCCGAGAACAGGAGTGGAAGTTGCCTTGTTCATTTCAGCTTCGATTTCAGCCTGTCTTTCCAGACGCTGAATTTCCTTGCCAAGGTCAACAATGGTCTGTTCCATTGCATCGTATGTTTTGGAATCTTCCTCGCTGAGCACGCCGTTTGCATTTCTCTTGCTGTCGAGAAAATCACGGGCAGTATCCCAAACCTTCTTTCTCTTTTCTCTGAGTTCCTGAATTGTCATAGCCATAGTTAAAATCCTCCTTAGTATTTCAGTAATGCCAGTCTTTTTTCAAGCTGGTCAATTGGTGTACCTGTAACGAATTCTGCTGATGCAGATACTTTGGATAAGAATGCAGATAGATTCTTCGATTTGGAATAGGTCATTGCAGTCAGGGTATCTTCTTTTTCTTCTTCATCCTGTTCTTCCTCTTCAGGAACAACAGGCACTTTCTTCTCTGCAAACAGAATCCCGTCTACAAACCCCATTTCATGAGCCTTTTTCGCATTGAGCCATGTTTCATCGGACATCAGCTTCGCAATCTTGTTTCTGCTGAGATGAGATTTGGTTTCGTAGGCGTTGATAATGCTCTCTTTGACTTCATCAAGCAAGATGATAGCCTTTTCCATATCAGATTTATTTCCCATAGCACAAGTGCTGGGGTCGTGGATCATCATTAGGGCAGTTGGTGCAATCAAAGTTTCATCGCCTGCCATTGCTACAACTGATGCGGCAGAGGCTGCAATACCGTCAATTTTTACGGTGACCTTGCCTTTATGATTTTTCAGCATGGAATAAATCTGACTTGCGGCAAACACATCTCCGCCTGGACTATTCAGCCAGACTGTCAGATTTCCACTTACTTTTGAAAGTTCGTCACGGAAAAGGGCAGGTGTGACCTCATCGCCCCACCAGGTATCTTCTGAAATAGGGCCATTAAACAAAAGCTCTGTTTCCGATGTATCTTCGTTTTGGATAAAGTTCCAAAATTTCTTCATTTGGTTTTTTCCTCCTTTTCTGAATTTTGATTTGCAAATTTTCCCGCTTCAGAAAGTTTTGTAAAGCTGCCATTTACAAGATAGAGATTTCCGCCTTCTTCGGCAGGAATCATATTCATATCTTCCAGTTCACGAATATCGTTAGCAGACATCCAGCCGTTCTGACGTGCTGTAGCATATCCCTGCATACGGGAAGCATAATCGCCACGCAAAAGTCCGTCTACATTGAACTTCACGAAATACTGACCTTTTTCCGAATCAGAAAGAAGTGCTTTTTGTAAGGACTGCTCCCATCGAACAATCCAAGGGTCAAGGCTGTATTTGACGAAATCCAATGACAGATGTTCTACGTTACTGAATGTTGCATGGTCAAGGTCGCCAATCATATGAAGCGGCACTCTGTACATTCTTGCAATTTCCTCAATCTGAAACTTTCGTGTTTCCAGAAACTGTGCTTCATTGTTTGGAATTGCAATGGGGGTGAATTTCATGCCCTCCTCTAAAACTGCGACCTTGTGGGCGTTTCTTCCGCCATAGGCTCTTTGCCAAGCATCACGCACACGTTCCGGATTTTTGATCACTCCGGGGTGTTCTAAAACACCTGACGGACTTGCACCGTTTCCGAAAAACGATGCTCCATATTCTTCACAGGCAATAGAAATGCCGATTGCATTTTTCGCAAGTGCAATCGGCGAATATCCAACCAGTCCGTCAAATCCTAAACCAGGAATGTGCAGGACTTCATCGGCGTAAAGAATGATGTCCCCCTGTTCTTTCAGATTCGGATTTGCTTCATCGTAACGGCTGTAAATGTATATCAGGCGGTTTTTTTCATCACGGTCAACCTTCATTTTGTCAGGCATTAGAGGATAC